TATGGTGTAACAGGCGATCGTTATTCTGATGCTGCCTCTAATTACTTCCGTAATAAAGAAGTTCGCCCTGGCGGTACATACAAATACACCGAACAACGTGACATCGAACAGATTCTTGTTGACCGTGAAATCAGTTTAGGCTGGTCACAGTACGCTAAGTTGGCTCAAGAACGCGATACAGTTCTTGCACAGTGGAGACAAAAGGGATACAACACATCAAGTATCACATCTGCTGCTGCAAAGCAACTAGGTCTTGAAGATACCTGGAAGCAAAAGGTTGCTCAACTAGAAGCCACATATCCTGACTGGGCTAAAGAAAAGCAGTTCGGATCAATGGACTTCAATAAGACTAAGCGTTATATCCGTTCTCTCACAGAGATTGCCTCCGACAAAAACTGGATGGATAAGTACGGAGATACCAAAAAGACTGGTATCAATACTATGGAAGCAGTATCAGACTTCCTAGTCAACCGCACATACCTATCACAAGAACTAGCCAGAAGAAAGAGTATTGGCGGAAGCGCTGCCCTTGACAATCAGTCAAACAGCGACTTGAGAGATAGATGGGATAACTACATCTTGAATATGAAACTATGGTCAAATGGATTCTCTGATCTATACGACCGCTACCTAGAGAACGATAACTTAGAGGTGATAAAACCGTGAAGACTCTTGAGGAAATCAAGGCAGATCTACGCAGACAGAACCCTAAGTGGAGTGAATCTAAACTCAACCAAGAGGCAAACGCTGCTTTCGTCAAGCAACAAAGCACAGCCAATAAGCCAACGCTAGATTGGAATACTCCAGGTTCTCAAAAAGAAAATGGAATCCTTATTGGTTTTGGTATCAATGAAAGAGTTATACCAATCAAGATAGAGTCTTTCATCACGAATTTAGTAAACAATGATCCGAAGGCCTATAGCAGAATCAGGACTGCGGTAAGACAGGTTCGTGGGTCTGACATAAAAGACCCAAATCTTTTAGGCGCTTATGTTGCACGTTTAGCAACAAATATGAGTGGCGATGAAGAGGTTGCAAAAAACGTAACTGTTGAATCGTGGCTGCGTGCAGCAGCAAGTGTTGCTGGCGGTGCTGGTACAGCAAAACCAGAACTATCTCGTTCGGTATATCAGTACTCTCCAGAGCAAATTGACAAAGACATCAATGACATTGCCCAAAAGAAACTAGGTCGAATCATTACGGATGCTGATAAGCAAGCAGAATGGTATCAAGACCTAACGGCAGGCTTGAATAAGATGATTGCTGGTGGAACTGTGACTACAACTAAACTTGTCAAGAATAAAAAGACTGGCAAGTTGGAACAAGTAACCACTCAGACCCCAGAATTTACAACAGAAAAGGCTGCAGGAACTATTGAAGCAGCGCTTGTTGAAGCAGATCCTATTTCATTAGAACGTAAACAGAACCTTGACTTTGCTAATTGGGCATTCCAGAAAATGGGAGGACGTGGCTAGTGGCTGAAGTAGATGAACTAACACAGGCTAAAGCCAAGGCTAATGCTGCCAAGGTTGCGGCAACTATGCCTCAGGTCAATCCTAAGACGGGTGCATTACCAGATCTATTTACAGGCAAGTATGGTGTATTTGAAGTTCTTATTGATGATCCTGTTTATGGAGCAGAACTTCGTGAGATAAAGGCTGCTCTCGCTGCTGGAAATCAAGCGCTAGCAGATGACTTATGGAATAGATCTAAGTGGGGAAGACTAGACACAGATGCTCAAAACGCATACTTGTTGCGCCTTCAAAACTCTGACCTCTATAAAGAACGTCTCAAGAGTTTCCTTGTTAGAATCAAAAAGCAACTTGCTACCAAAGGTATCAAGGCAGATGATAAGACCCTAGAAGATTATTACATCAAGGGCATTGACGATGCAACTATTCTTGATGAACTTGCTGGTGGCATTACTGCTACAGGTGCTGCTGGAGAAGTAGGAACAGCCCTAGATAAATTACGTAGAACAGCAACGCTCAATGGTTTCAACCTAGAAAAAGACTTTGGAAATCAAATTGATGGATGGCTTCAGCGCATATCTCGTGGTGAAAGCATAGAAGATTTCAATCGCGTTATTCGTCAGCAGGCTAAGTTAGGTTTACCTGAGAAGGTTGGAAGTCTTCTTGATCAAGGACTTGACCTAGCAAATATCTATGCGCCATATCGCAATACGATGGCAACCTTATTAGAAGTAACTCCAGACTCTATCAATCTTGATGACCCAATCCTTCGTTCCGCATATGGACCAGATAAAGAAATGTCTATCTTTGATTTCAAGCGTACGGTTAGAAAAGACCCACGCTGGCAATATACCGACAATGCAAGACAGGAAGTATCCACCGCAGCACTTGGCATACTTCGTGACTTCGGATTCCAGGGGTAATGATGGCGACACCAGATGATATTATTGAAGCAAGACGTATTGCTAATGCGCGTGCACAAGCAGCGGCAGCAGCAGCACAGCCATCTACTCTTGCTAATTCTCTTGCTGCATTACAGGCAAGTATTGCTGGATCTAAAGCAACTGTACAGGCAAAAAATGTAGAAATTCCTACGATTGCTTTAGAGCAGGCAGTAAATACTGGAGATAAGACCGCTGCTATCAATGCTGCCAAAGCAGTTGCAGCGGCTCAGGGCGGAAGTGCAACAACTCAAGCAGCAAATGCTATTACTGCAATTCAAGAAGCAACACCAAAACCAATTCTCAATGCAGCAAACATTGCCCGTGGCGACCAAATCAAATGGGTCGGCGGAGTAAATGGTTCTTGGCAAATAATTCAAGGAACCAACGTAGTTGCTGGTTCCTCTGGCGCTGGTGGCAACGGAGGCGGCGGAGGCGGCGGAGGTGGCGGTGGCGGAGGCGGTGGAGGTGGGTCTGGAAATTCCGATCTTACTACATTTATTGCCCAGCAACAGGCAGCAGCAGCACTAGCAGCACAACAAGCAGCAGCGGCAGCAGCAGAAGCAAAGCGTCGTCAAGGTCAATCCGCCTACGACTTATTATTCTCGGAGTTTGACCGCTATGGTCTTGGTGCTTTAGTTGCGCCATTACAACAATTTATTGTAGAAGGTTTATCACCAGCAGAATTTACGTTACGTCTGCGTCAGACTGATGCCTATAAGAATCGTTTTGCTGCTAATGCTCAGCGTATCAAGTCTGGTCTTCGTGCACTATCCGAAGCAGAGTATATTCAACTAGAAGACCAATACCAAAATGTTATGCGTAACTATGGTCTGCCTGCTTCTTACTACACCCGTGGAGATATGGGTCGTCAAGAAGGATTTGAAAAGTTTATTGCTGGCGATGTATCTGCAGCAGAACTAGAAGATCGTATTCAGACTGCACAGAACCGCGTCATCAACGCAGCGCCTAGCATATCCAAGACGCTACGTGAGTTCTTCCCAGAAATTACTAATGGAGACATTCTGGCCTACGTTCTAGATCCAGAAAATTCACTAGGCGCAATCAAGCGTAAGGTTACTATCTCTGAAATTGGTGGAGCAGCATTTGAACAAGCGCTCAAGTCTGATGTTACAAGAGCATCTGAACTTGCCAAGTATGGAGTCACTGGTCAGCAAGCACGACAGGGATACCAAGCAATCGCTGAACTATTACCTAGCGCAACCAAACTATCTGATATTTACCAGAAACAAGGACTTGGTGCATATGACCAAGCCGTTGCCGAGCAAGAAGTATTCGGCACCGCAGGTGCAGCAGAGGCTGCAGCAAAGCGCAAGAAACTCGCCCAACTAGAGACTGCAACATTCTCTGGTCAGACAGGCAGAGCAGGAAGCGCACTGTCCCGCGAACGAGCAGGACAATTCTAGGCCTACTAACGGAACGACTGGCCCGTTAGAGAGAGATCAAGACCAGGAGTAGGAGCCATATAGAAAGCCCCCGATTCTATATGAGGCCTGCGAAACCAACTAACAAAGGGAGAAGGACCTATGTCCAACTACGACTACGAAGATGACGACTTTGATCCATCAGCAAATGATGGTAATGATCTCGTCAAACAGTTGCGTAAAGCAACAAAGCAAAAAGATAAAGAACTCGCTGAACTAAAAGCGCAGTACGAATCACTTGCTAAATCAAATAGAGAACGAGCAATCAAAGATGCCCTCGCTAGTCGCGGGGTAAATACGAAGATCGCTTCATTTATCCCACAGGATATAGACCCAACTGAAGAGTCTGTATCTAAATGGCTTGAAGACTATTCCGATGTATTCGGGTATCAACAGGCCGAAACCCAGGCAACACCTAATATCGACCCAGCCCAAGCCAAGGCTTATCAGCGTATGACTAATGCTGTTGAAGCAGGAAACACTCCTGAACTTCAAGCAGATGTTATGCGTCGTTTGATGAATGCCAACAGCAAGGAAGAACTGGATGAAGTTATTAGGCAGTCTGGACTCTAATCCGATCCTAAACGAAAGGCACTAAAGTGGCATTACCTACAGGTACGCTGACTACGTCCTCCGATATTTCGGCGCTCGTAAAAACAGCATATGACCAGTATGTACGTATGGCCCTTCGCTCCATCCCTGTGATGCGTGCGTTGGCAGACGTAAAGCCAGTGCAACAGGCTATGCCAGGATCGTCAGTTGTATTCTCCATCTACTCAGACCTCGCAACAGCGACTGGTACTTTGACAGAATCCTCAGACGTTTCCTCAGTTGCATTCGGCAACCCATCAACAGTTTCCGTAACTCTCAATGAATACGGTAACGCAGTAACAACCACCAAGAAGTTGAACCTCACATCGTTCAACGACGTAGACGCTGCTCTTGCAGACGTTATCGCTTACAACGCTGCCGATTCTATCGACGTAGTTGTAGCAAACGTTCTCACTGGCGGAACCAACGTAATCTACGGTGGTACAGCAACAGGTGCATCAGGCGTAACCGCCTCTGGCACACTCGCAGTTGCTGACATCCGCGAGGCTGTCACACAACTTCGCACAAACAAGGCTGTTCCTCGTATCGGC